ATCTCCAACATTTAAATGGCGATGCTATACGACGCGCCTGCAACGGCGATTGCCTTCAAGCAAGCCGTGAAATCGCCCTGCAATTCTTGCAGAGTTGCAAGCGGCAGACCGAAGAATGATTTGTTCATCGCCATTTAAATGTTGGAGATGTCAAAAAAAAGAAAAGGCGCGGGGATTGAACCCGCGCCGGTTGGTGTTAGGCGAGGGCGAGAACTTCGCATCGAACAGTTTCTTCTTCGCCGTAGTAGGCATGAATTTCTTCCAGCAATAAGAGCGTATTTAGACGGTCTTCGCGTTCACGAATGCGTGTGGAATTGATGAATTGTTGTGATTTTAAAATGTGGCTATGTGCTGCCTTGCATGCAGCGATTTCTTGGCGGAGCAATTTGATTTCTTCGGCGTCGCTTTTCATTTCTTGGAGTGTGTTGGTGATTTTCATTTTGTTTTTTCTTTTTAGGTTTTCTTCGTCGGGCTTCTTGCCTTTCGATGTTTTTAATATCTACGCTTTTTTTATTTTTGAAAAGAAAAAAATTAAATTATTTTTTGCCCCCTGCGGAGCCGCTTAAATACTAGCTCTCCGCGCCTATCGGCAAAACGCCTGCCAGCATAGCGGACGCGAGCGCGATGCACTCGCAGTCCCAAAGATGGTTCGGCCTTCCGCCGATGCGAACCCATCGTTGCTCGACTTGCTTGGTCTTGGAGTTCGTCACGTCTTTCTTCATCTCGGACAACATCTGCTTGCGATAGTCTTCGGACACGTCACGCGCAACTTCCCACTTCGGCGTGGCGTCAGCCTGGCGAAGTGACGCCAATTTATCCTTGATGCCTTCGTTGCTGAAAAAGAAATACGCGCATTTCAACCCATCGCTTCCGGCCTGCGCTCCTTCGATCTTGGAAACAAAGCGCCGAGTGCGCCTGCCGCCGTCGATATGGTAAAACCCGTCCTGCCCCGAACCGTGCGAAGCTGTCCACCCACGCCTAGCGCATTGCTCGTAAACAAGCGGAGTGTCGTACCCGGCATCCACGACGACGCATCTCGGCATTACGTCGAATTGTTGTTGAATGGCGTCGAGCGTTTCCCACGTCAGCGGACGCGACTCGTGCAATAGCATGGACGAGCCGTCAACGCGGAAGGCGCGGACGACGGCCCAAAAGTGATCGCGCTGTTTGTCCACGCACATAAAGCGCCGATGCTCGCCGTCGATCTTTTGGCCTTCCAAGTATTCCGCCTTTGCGTAGTCGCCTGTCGTTATCTCCGGAAGATCGCTTGTGACTTCGTCCTGCCAAGTCTGCGCCTTGCGTTTTTGAATAAATTGTTTGAGCGGCTCCAGGTTGCCGGATGACTTGGCCTCGTTGGCTTCGATCCATTCCTTGACGATAGAAAACCAAGGTATCCACCAGACGGCGTAGGCCGGATACTCGAAGCTTCTGTGACCGCGAACTGGATGTGGGTTGAGTGCACGATACGTTGCAGAATTTGCAAGGTTCCGTCGAGTGCTTGCGTCGTCTTTATAGCGCGTTTCGCAGTGCTCGCACTTCATTCTCACCGAGTCCTGCACTTTATCCCAAAGAATGCCGCCCTTGTCGTCACGTTCGGACGTGTATTCGATCTGATCGAACAAGTAACGCTGCCAGTTCCCGCATTGGGAACACGTCCAACCCCAGACTTCCCGCGTTCCGCTGTCCCATTCGGCGTCCGCTTCGTGTCCTGCGTCCCATCCTTGCGAGACTAGGAGCGTCTTTCGGTTCCATCTGTCATGGTGACGAGCTTTCAACTCCTTGATCATGCCGCTTTTCCATCTCCATACCTCGTCACCAATGCAATAGCGCATGGATTTTTCTTGTAGGTTGGTCATGTTCGCGCCTCCTGCGAATAGAACCATGTGCGGAAATAGGATCGTGGTCTTGCGTAGCGCGTGCCGGTCTTCTGGGAATAGGTCTTTGACCGGCTGGCATTCGTTGAATATGGGAAGCAAGCGCGACTCCGTCCAGTCTTTCACCATGTCGTCAGTCTGACCGACGAACAAAGTCGGCCCAGGCTTTTGAGCAACAATGAAACACGCGAGTGTTTCCATCATGGTCGTTTTCCCGCCCCCAGTCGGAGCGCGAAGAAAGACCTGCGTCGTTTCGTCGTCGCTTGCTGCCAACAGCGGCGCGTTGAGCCACGGCGCAACCGAAGGGTCGAAGCGCGAAGCGCGGTCTGAGTTTGGAAAGCTGACGTGGTCGGATGCCCAGTCTAAGATCGTGCCATCAAATGCGAGCTTGATGCCGTCGCGAATGCCTTGTGCGAGTGGGTTCATCGCATTCCAAAAATTTGCTTGAGCGCGTCGAGATTCCCCGACGGCGGTTGTTTAGAACTCGGCTCATCTTCTCCGTCATACATGGCAACATCCCATGTTGTTTCAAACATTTTCCGAAGCCCGGCAGCGGACAACGTCACGTTTCCTTTTTCACTGTCGAATGAAGGATTGCGCTTTGAGTAAATTTTCCAGAGTTCTTTTTTTGTCATAGCTCAAGTGTAGTTTGAACTAGTCGTAATTCCGGCATAACTTGAACATCTTCTCGATGGCGTCGCGGACGTGAGGCCATTCTTCTGCATCGAAGCGTAGCTTTTGATCGTCTTGGCTGATCTCCAGAAACTCACCAGCGGCCTCGTCTACGATCTCGATCTCGGTGACGCTGTCGTCAAATATTTGCTCTCCCTTTACTCCGACTATCATTTTTGTTGTTCGTGTTTCGTATGTCATGATTTATACCTTTTCTAATTCATTTCGGATCTCGGCTAGGATCGCCTGCGTGCGCTCGTGCAGTTTCTTCCGCAAGCTCGCTTCGTCAAGTCCAGCTAATGCGCCCGATGCATCGTTGACCAATGCCGCGAGTTTGGCGCTGAAGATCGCGCCGATGCGGATACCGGCTTCGCGGATCTCGGTTCGCTTAACGTATTCGTCCCGATCAACCGAAAGCGAAAATTCGATCTTCTCGCATTCTAGCAAAGTCTTTCTGAGCTTCGCCTCCTGTATGCTCTCCGGTGCGGTGTCTCCCCGCCCGTGGGTTTTCAGCCATTCTTTCCTCCATTCCTCTGCGGCCTCGATGCTGGTCAGCGGCATCCCAGCCTTCACCATCTTGTGCACATTCGGCTGCGTCATCCCCCAAGCCCTAGCAACTTCCTGTTGCGTCAGCGGCTTGTTCTTCCCGTCCCGCTGCGCGGCAAACTCGGAAGCAATCTTAGACTCACGTGCCGTCAGCGTCTTTCCATCCTTCAGTTTCTGAAGGATGTTTTTAAACTCGGCCTCGCGGATTTTCCCTTGGAGGTCGTGCTCTGGAGGTGGTGGAGTTTTCTTTTTCATTTTTTAAATGACTCATCCAATATACACGGCGTCGTGTGCTTCCATGAAACTCGATGGTGCATCCGCCTGAATACCGGCCCCATATCAACTATCTTCACGCAGCTTGGCGCATACATCACCGAGTAAAACGACTTAACATAAGTCCCAGATTCCAAATAAAGCTCCGTCATTCCTCCTGCATTGCTTTGCGTCTGCTTTTGGCAAACCCCAACATTCGGGATCGTAAAAAATAAATCTCCTCGGCGCCCTCCGCATGAATATAAATTCACATCCTCGTTAATCCTGCCGAAAAATTGAAATGGACGATCCGAACAGCAGACGAATGTATTCATTACCTTGCGCCACGGCTTTAATTTCTTTGCTTTGCTCCCATCCTTCCCTCCAATGAAATCGCCATTCTGCGCCATCGCTACAGTTTTAGATTTTGTTTGATCCAAAAAATCAACCATTACGTCAAAGATTCCATCCAGGTTAGATATATTCGTTTTGTCGCAGTATTTATTTTTCGAATCATTTCTATACCTAAAGTCTTGATAGTCGTCATCGAGTTGAATGAAGTATTTAATGCCTAGTTGTTTTGCTATCTCGAAGCACGCATTCCGAGCGTAGACGATTGATCTCCTATCCCCAAAGTTGTCCCCTTCATCAAATGTTTGAGATATCGCCACCTTATCAAAAACAATAACTTCACCCTTGAATTTTTTTTCATATTCGGACCTGCTCTTATCTTCGTTGTCGATCAGAATGATAATTCGTCCAGAATATCCCTGCCTTTTAAGCGAACGGTATGTGTGCACCTTATCGGGCCTTCCATGAGTAAGAATAAACGCAGCGAAATTATTCTTCATCTGGATTATCGACAGAATACATATCGTTGATCTTTTCCGACAATGCAACAAAACCAAGCTCGATCGCTTTGTTGAAATCAATTATCACAAGCGCAGAATCTTCCATTAACTCTTGAACGCTCTTATCGGAATGGGCGTAATACTCTGCAATATTTTCAAAGTTGAATACCGTATGCCGATATGCCGCTTCGATTAGAAAAGATTTATCGTCTTCAGGTATTGAAGCCTTTTTGATTTTTTCAATCATCGACCTTGTTTTTGTCGAATCAAAAAGTTCTGGCACGCTTGGTTTTGTTTTCTTCGGCTCATATTTCGGCGATTCAACCTTCCGCGTGTAGGCTTCTCCGTTTTCACCAAGTCCGCCATCTTCACTCCATCCGTCATCCCATCCAAGCCCAGCAATATCAACGCCATCACCCAGCAACGACGTTAGT